GTTAATATTTGGTTACTTATCAATATGGCTAAGTAACAAAGGAGAATAATATGCAAAAGCAAAAATATTTAGTTACATTTCAACTTAACAGAGACAAATGGGCAGAGATTGTAGACAACGCAGAGAGCAAAACTGATGCTAGAAAAATAGCACTTGGTTGGCTTATAAATAGAATTGAAAACGATCCTAAGAGCCTGTTAAAGTCTGATGATATAATTGAAATAAAAACTTATGGTCAAAAGGACAATAAGCAACTAGAACTATTTGATGAAAGTAAACCCTTAAATTAAGGGTTTACTTTTTAATTAAAGTAATATAGAAAAGATAAAAAGGAGAGACAAAATGCAAATAGAATTATTTTTTACAGCTTATGATTTTTATGGGACTATGGACAGTAAAAAGTTTCCTAAATCTGATGAAGACATGACTGCATCACCTTTTGATAGTAAAGGTTATTTATACTATAACGACATGGATCCTAATGATTGGATTTTATGTCATGATGAAATATAAGGAGAGACAAAATGCATAATATCAAACTAACAACAGCTGAAGTATTTGAGGTTGTAAATGCTTTAAAATCAGTTGTTCAAACTAACTCTGATTCTGATCTGCGATCAGCTTTTAAAAAATTAGAATCAGTTAAAATGCCTAACTATGATAATGTAGAAATAGGTTATGAGGTACCACTTTTTAAACCTAGAGCTAACAAGGAGAGACAAAATGGAAAGATATAGATTTATAGGAGTTTACAAAGATACAAACAAAAGGTTTGTAAAACTAGTCAATACAGGTTTGGGTTACGACCAAGCAAAGATCATTTTTGATAATGACCATAACTCTGACAACAGCTTAGTACTGAAGAGCTGCAGGGATAGTTCTGGTAAGTTTGTCAGGCTTTACGACAAAGACAGTAAAGAAATGAGTTTCGTAAGATCGTAATTCAACTATAAGCCAAGCACTATTTGTTTCTCCAGTGCTTGGCTCTTTTATTTTTAAGCACCACAATTGTCACAAAAGTCATCACAAACGCATTTACTAATATCACAACCACAGACTTTACAAACCTCATCATTCATATTACCACCTCAAATTATTTATAGTAAGTTTTATTAATCGTTCAAGTGTTTATTAATATATTTTAGTAAGTTAGGATTATCAATTAACAAAGACATTATACCATTAGCAAGAGTATTAACAACTGTTTCCTCTTTTTTACTTGATATAATATCAACTAAACGATCTGCAAATATTGCGTGTAATGATTCATGTAATACTGTATTTATTAATTCTGGTGGTGTTACTTTGTTATTGTATATAATTTTATTTTCAAGTGTAAGGAACTCACCAAAGTCCTCCATATCCTTTGGCTCTAGTGATATCTTTCTGTATCCTATTTTTAGCGACTTAGGTAAATCCATGTCTGAATTATAGCTTAATAATGATTATTTATTTGCTTTTTTATGATTAGTTTTATATTTTAGTCAAAGGAGATTTTTTAAATTGACCAGTTTCTTTGCTTTTAGTAACTTTTGCCCTTTTCCAGCGACACTCATAGTTATCAATATCAACATATAAAATCTTTACATTTAAGTCTTTTTGCCTTTTAGTTAGTATCCTTGACCTTGTAAAACCATTTTTGTATCTTGATAAAACTTTGACATCAACTAATATTATTTCATTTTCATTAACAGCTATACAATCAATTGGTCCTTGTGGTGCTAAGTTTTTAAAAACCCAATAACCTTGCTTCAGCAACCAAGCCATAGCAAGTTGTTCACCTAAGTGTCCTTTGTCAGTGTGATAACTCACTACTATTAAACTGTGTATTTAATCTGTTCAGTTCTAATAAGTAGTGTTCTGGCTTTGATATTTCTACTTTTGTTATGTTATAATTTGTAATACCAAATATCAATACAATCTGTTCTATCTGCTGATTTGTATGTTCTTTTACCATTTCTATGTAAGCAGTTGCCTGCAAAAAGTAAGGTTTGATCCATTCTTTTTTCTTTACTTTCTTACTTGTTTTAAAATCAATCATAGACAATACACCATTGTATTCAGCTATACAATCTGGTCTACCTTTTAATTTATATTCATCAGACCATAATGGTATCTCAAGTCCCCATATATTATTAATTTTATTTAATTCTGGTTTCATAGCTTTAAAAGTATAATACTCAGGAATGTTTTGCTCAGGTATCATTATTGATTCATTTTGTAAGTAATGCTCACAAAAGTTATGTATTGATGTACCTCTATTTGAGCTTTCAGTCATAATCTTGTTAGCAGTTTCTTCACCCACTTTCTTTCTCCATTCAAGTATAGCTTTCTCAGATACTTTACCAGTGAGCCCAGTAACAGATAAATACTTTTTATCTTTAGTTTGCTTTGATACTTCTATTAACTTTTTGTTTGGTATATGTTTAAAATTCATAACAAAAAGAGGGCAAGTGCGGAGAAACAAAATGTAAAAATGACCTGCTCCTTAGTCTTGGGAGGAAAGTCTGCATTGCCCTCAGATTAATAGTATTACTATAACTATTAACAAAAGTAAATATGTTACATATGGCGTTCTGTTTTTACTAGCATCATGAAGTAATTGCGAATGTTTTACTCTTGCTATGTGTTTCTCTATTACGTCTAATTTTTGGTTTAAATCAGCCCAATATTCTTTATCTTGTTTGTTCATAATACTCCTTTAAAAATTTAATGTTTTCATTTGGATCTCTGCGACCTCCTTCTCTATTTAGTATCGTTTGTTTACTAACTTTCAACTTTTTGGCTAAATCATTGACTTTTAATTTAGACCTTTTACGAAGTATAAAAGCAGTTTCATGAATACTAGGATCTACAGCCACATCAATCTTAGACTTTTTTGCATAACCTTTTTCTATCTTTGATACTCTATAGACAGTCATGTTATGCTTTTTAGCAAAGTTTTTCCTTGATAACTTTTCCCTTCTTCTACCAAGAATAAATCTTTCTGCTGTTGTTAAGTTTAGTTTATGCATAATTCCTTTCTAAGTTCTTTAAAATTTATTCTTTTTGGCCAATGTTTGTTAGCAAGTTTTACCATACTATTTTTAGTTAAACTGCCAACAAGTTTTATTTTATCTTTTTTAAAAATAAAATAATCTCTTTCTACTTGTATAAGCACAGTTGTATTGCCTTTGTATTTTACTCTTTGTTCATGCCATATCTTTTGTTCTTCTGTAAAATGTGGAACTCTTACAATTGTATTCTGTCTAGCTGGGAACTGACTTATAAATTTTAACTCAATCCAACCCTCAACACCATCAATAAGATAATTTACATCTGGCATACCTTTGTAAAAAGCATTTTCAACCCTAGACAATACACCATAACTTTTTAAATTTTTCTGGATGTATCTCCATAAATTACTTTCACTCATTAGTACCTTTGTCCAATTAATCATTAGTTGTTTAGCTTTCTTATATTTGTTATAAATATTTTTCTCCAATTATTTCTAATCTCACCTTTAATTAGAAAATAATCACCGATCTTACTTTGTTCTAATATTAATTTACCAAACCTAAGATACTTAAATCTATCAATGGTAGCAATAATCATATCACTATCATCCTCAAATGTAAGGTTTAAAAATAAATTATTTCCTTCTATTTTTCTACCACCTCTTTTTACTAAGTTCCCATACTCATTTAAATCACGTAAGTTTCTTTCTTTCATCTTACCTATGAATATGTATTCATTATTTTCTTGTATTGTTTTTATTTCTACAACTTGTCCTGTTTGTATGTTATACCTTTTTGGATTATCATAGTAATCACCAAACCTAGTATGACATTCGAAAACATCAAGATAACTTATTTCAGGATTATTAAGTATAATTTCTTGCCTTGTTGTAAATGGTTTATTAGTATTCCTTCTTTGAATTATGTCTTCTGCGTTCTTTGGACCAATACCTTTTAATCCTATAAGACCACCAATAAGTTTACCATCCTTAACTGCCCATGTATACTCTGATAAATTTTTATCATATGGTTTGTACTCATATCCTTCTTTTACTAACTCTCTTAATAATTTTATAATCTGTTCATCGTCTCTTGCGTTACGCAAACAAGCAACAGCAAACTGTAATGGGTGATATGCTTTTAAATAAGCACACCAATAACTTATCATAGCATAACTTATAGCATGAGATTTATTAAATGCCCATGAACCAAATGTACACATATGTTCCCAAATATTTTTTGCTTCTTTTTCTTCAATACCATCTTCTTTTGCTCCCTCTCTAAACAGCTCCCAATACTGATTGAAAAACTCTTCACCCAAAGACTTGCTCATAGCTTTACGCAAACTAGATGTATCTTCCCATGATAACTTGCCTACATTCCTAGCTATTTGCATAACTTGTTCTTGGAATATAATTACACCATAACTATCTTCTGTCCATACTTTAGTCATAGGATGTAAGTGAGTAACTTCCTCCTCTCCTGTTCTTCTTTTTATAAATTCAGTAGTGCCACCAGAGTGTAATGGTCCAGGACGAGCTAATGTAGTAATGTAAGCAATATCAATAAATTTATTTACATTCATCTGTTTACAAAGACTTTGTAATGCGTAACCCTCAAACTGAAATATGCCAGCAAACTTTTCATCATTAAATACTTTAAATGCTTTTTCATCTTCTAAGTCTACATTAAGTAAATAATCTTTTGGTTTTCCTATCTCATTTAATGCATCCTCAAGTATTGATAATGTCCTTAATCCAAGCACATCTATTTTTAAAATGTTAAGTGATTCAGCTTCACCTTTTTCTATTTGTGCAATACCATCTTTGTTTACTGAACAATAATTTTTAACTGAATCATTTAAAACAATAATACCAGCTGCATGTTTACCTGAATGTCTTGCGTGGTTTTCTATCTCTTCTGCTGCTCTTAGTCCTGGATATTTTTTTACCATATCTTTACCTATGTCAAGAGTTTCAAAAGTATCACGAATACAAAACGATGCACGAGCATCACCAGAGCTTCTTTCAACAATAGACTTTTTTAAATCTTCTACTTCCCATAGTGGTATTTTTAAAGACTTACTAACTTCTGTTAATGCAGATTTAGGTTTTAATCTAGACACAGTACCAATATGAGCAACGCAATCAGCTCCATATTTATTACGCAAGTCTTCAATAACACTTTCCCTTTTTGAATCTGGGAAGTCAATATCAATATCAGGTAAGTCTAATCTGTTTACATCTACAAATCTTTCAAACATTAAACCATGTTTAATTGGATCAACATCTGTTATATCTAATAAGTAACAAACTAAACTACCAGCAGAACTACCACGTGCTGGACCAACTAACATGTTTTGTTTAGCTGATATTACCATATCAGATATTACAAAAAAGTAATCCTCAAACTTCTTTTCTTTTATTAAGTCTAACTCTCTTTGCAATCTTTGTTCATAAACTTCATCATTTAAATCTATATTTTTATTTTTAGCATTACTCCTGCAAAGTTTTTCTAATGTTTCTTTGTTATTATATTTTACATTAGTTGCAGTTGGTAAGTCAAAAGTTTCTATGCTATCAGCTATATCATTTGTAATAGTATAAGCAGACTCAGGAATCATAGGCATTGCAACTTTCAACTCCCACTCTGTTGCTATGTGTTGTATTGTAGTTCTTGAGTATCTGTTTCTATCACCAACAACTATTTCATAAACACCTTTATGTTCTGGTCTAGGATACTGATTGTCTGAACAAGCAACAATAGGTTTATTATATTTTTTACTAACATCATTTATTTTCCTTAACCAAGATGGATCTCTTGGCGATGCTTCTAAATAAAAGTTATTATAATCTTTGAAAAAAGCCATTTGAGGATTTGATCCTGATAATAATATTACATCATCATTGCAAAAGTCTAATAACTTTTCATAATCTAATCTTGGCTCGTAATAAAAATAATTGTTTGAGTATGTTGCCAACTCATATATAGTTTTTACCCCACTTTTATTCTTAGCTATCATTGTCATGTAGCTTGTTGGTTGTTTAGTTTTTTCATCAGCATTTAAACAAACTGCAAACTCAATACCAAATATTGGTTTTTTATTTTGCTTCTCGCACTCTTTTTTAAACTTAACCCAACCCCAAGTTCCAAAGTCAGCAATGCCAATAGCATTACCTTTTGTTGTTGATATTATATCTGGCAGTCTGCCATATGCTTTACGAAAGCTGTACTCAGTTCTTACTTTTAAATTAATCATATTAAATATTGTTTCCTCATCCATTTTATGTATTCAACTAATGCTTCAACATCACTCATTGCTCTGTGTGCACTGTACTTCTTTTCAAAAGCATGCCAATATAAATCTACTTGTCTTAATGAACGAGGTGCATCATCACCTTGCAACAAAGGTCTGCTTAACTCAACTGTACAATTTTGATTCATAGGATATGGAAATCTAAACTCATGTCCTAATCTTCTTAATTCAAATACTAACATATCCATATCAAATGCACAGTTATGAGCATAAACATCTGATTCTCCTAAAAACAACTCGCAAAGTTTGCTGTATATAGCTGCGAAAGGTGGTTTGTCTTTTACATCCTCATTTGTTATGTTATTAACTGCACTTGCTTCTTTTGGTATATCCATCTCTGGATTTATTAAGGTTTCATATCTATCTACCTCCTTTAAATTATCATCTAATTTTATTATGGCTATCTCTATAATTTTAGGTTGACTTGTTATAGGTGCTGTTTGTGCTAATGGCAACCCTGTCGTCTCAGTGTCAAATACAATCATTTTTATTTATCCTTTTTATATTTTTCATCAAGTTCTTGCTGAATAAAGGCATAAACACCTAAATCATGCATGCTATCTTTGTGTCCTCCTTGCTCAAACATATTACAGTATCTACTTATCTTAGCAATAATTTGTGTTAAGCCACCAAACCTATTAAAATCTGCTTCTGTTTTTAAGTTTAGTCCATTAGGAAATAATTCTATCATCAATCTGCCAAACTTAAAATAGTTGTCACCATAAACTTTGTTTCGCTCTTTGTAAGTTTTTAATGCTTGTTCTAAAAATTCTATTGTTGTTTTATCTTTCATTACTCTTTGTCCTTGTCATAATCATCATCACCTTCTCTTGCGTGAAAGCAAACTATACCTTTTGATCTAAATAGTTTGCATATACCTAATCTATCATCAATAGCAAAGTGAATTTTTAATTGTTTTGTTTCGGTAAAATCTTTTATAAAATCTGCTTTCACTGCTTTATCAGATCTTTCATCACCATGACCACGCATATAAATATCAACAAATGGTACACGATATTTTTCTAACCATTTTTTAGTTTTACCATAATAATCTATCGGTCTTGCAGTAAAAATGTAAACATTATAGCCATACATAGACATAGCATGAATCATATCAAGGACAGGTATAATTGGCTTGTCTAAATGACATAAGCTGTTAAATGCATCAAAGTTCCTAGTTTTAAGATGAGCTAATCTGTGTGAGTAATCACAAATTGTACCATCTAAATCTGTTATAACATTTAATGTCATTTATTATTCTTACTCTTTCTACTTTTTCATTTTATTACCACGCAAATCAATCTGTGGTCTATATCTATGATAATCTTCTGTTTTTAAAAATAAATGATTTGTACTATCACCTTTTAACAAAACAGCAGAGTCATAATTAGTTTCAGGAACTCCCTTAGGGAGTTCAACCACTGTATTTATTTTGCCCAGCTTTAATATCTTTTCGTGAATTAAAGACATTGCATCCTCCATATTAAGATTTAAACTTTTCTTCATTTAAGGATCTAGACATACTAGGAGCAGACCATTCAGTTGGTGTTAAAAAAGGTTTTGCCCAAGGATGAACTTTTACAACCTCATCAACCATCATTTTAAAAGTCTGTCTCATTTCATGTTGTGCTCTTGGTGACAATCTAGATTTAGCTGTCTCATGTAATGTTCTTAAGTTAAATTTAGCTACAATCTTAGTGCATATGTTAGTAGGCAGTATACCTCTAGCATCTTCAACTGGCACTTTCATATCTAATAGCTTTTCATAAAACTCATTTATATTTTCCATAGCTTGTCTGTAAAGTTTTAATGCTTCAAAGTTCTCTACTTGTTTTAATCT